GCTAGTCCAGGTTATGATGGGCTCAACACCATGTTCAGTGCTATACTACAGTACAAACAAAATCTACACGATCAGTTGGATTCGCAAATTGAAGGATTTGGGCAATTTGTAAACGATCAACCTGCAGGCGAAGGTTTTGTATTCCCAACTCCGCAAGGACTAGTTAAAATAGTCGACCGTGCTGGCTTCAGTGCCGCAAATTTTGCCAAATAACTCTTAATTTTTTTAAATCTGTATAAATATTAGCATGCGATATTTCGCACTAATATTAGGAGAATTAAAATGGCAGGATTAACAAAAGTACATGGTGATAGTAATCCAGTAGTAAACGTTGGAAACGATATCACACAAAACTCAAACGCAGTCGTTATCAACACAGGTATTAACCCAGCGATTGAAGCATACAACATTCAGTTTGTAGCTGGTAACATCGCAAACGAACTCAAGCGTGGCACAAACGGAACAGCAGGTGCTGTTGAGACATTGTTGAGCGCAATTGCCGGAAATGCAACAGTCGTAGCATATCAAGCTGACCTAGGCGCCGCAGCCGCTAACTCACAGGTTAGTGTTATCCTTGAGCGTAGTTCATGGGAGAGTGCAGCCGCTATGCAGATCGCATTACGTGCAACATTGGCATCAAACATTGGTGCTAACGGTCCAATGACAACAACCACAATGGATGTTCGTGACGTTGGTATTAAACTAGCCGCTAGTTAATTAACTTAACTAACAGCAGTAAACAAAAAGCAGACTTCGGTCTGCTTTTTTTATCTTCGACTAAATACTTGTATATAAAATTTAGGAGAAATTAAAATGGCAGGATTAACAAAAACCAACAGTGATTTGCTGTTGAGATCAGACGGATCAGCAGATACATTTTACACAACAGCAAACTTGGGTTGCTACGAAATTAACCCAGCGTCAGCATTAACTGCTGACACAGGTGGCGACGGAAGTGCTATTGTTGAAGGCACAATTCGTAAAGTTGCTAGAGCAATTAACTCATTGATATTTGAAGTTAAGAGCGACGGCGATGTGATGATTGCAATTTGTGATAACAGTCAGCAAGACGCCGCTAGTATCAAGTCAAAAGTTGACGACGCACTAGGCGTTAGTAACACAACTGTTACTAAGTTAACAACACTACTTGGTTTAGCATAATAACTTTAAACCAAACAAGAAAGGTGCTCCGGCACCTTTTTTTGTGGCTAAATAGTCTTGGAGACAACTTATGGCAGGAATAACAAGAAGTTCAGGATATGAATTTGCAGGATCAACAGATACACTGTATCGTTTTGGTGGTAGTGTACGTTTCTTTAAGATCGACACAGGCGTTGATCTACGGTTCGAAGACGATGGGTCTGACGAAGCATACGAAGCAATCTTACAGACTATACCTGGTTTATTAGCAGTTAGTTCAGTTGGCGCAACTGGAACTGTGCATGTATGCGTCGAAGCACACAGTTGCTTGGATGCCGCCCCTTTGCAACAACAAATACAGGCTATAGGAACATCAAAAGGTGCTGTAAATCTTGGATCAACCACAGTCGTAGAAGGAACAAGTTTCGTTGTAGCATAATGTTGTTATAAATATTTTTATGATATTTTACACAGCATTTACGTTAGTAGATATAACCCAGACTGGTATTACTAGGAATCGCAAAGGCGAAGAGAAACAGCGCCATCAGCAACGAAATTGGGAAACAGTACTGCAAGTGATAGGCCTAAGGGCTCAACCACAGATGATTGAAGGTCCATATGATAGCGAATATGAACTCACAGACGGTGGAATTTTTGGAGAAATGTTCCGGGGCAAACACATGGTCTGGCATTTCAGTTTTGGCGTTGACATCGCAGACACATGGAAAGACACCAACGAAAATCCAACAGGTTTATTGGACAAAGACTTTGCAGAAGTGCCAATCATACAAGGACTTAATGAAACAGCAAAGTTCATGTTGCCCATATTCTATCCTCATGGCGCAATCAAAAACATACACTTTATTAACCAACGTGTAACTATATAAATAATACATTAACGGCACTTTACAGGCACACTTTATGGCATTTATTATGGACAAATTCACAGAACCCTCTTTTGAATTAGAGAAATGGAAATACAAATGGCACAGAGTGAAAGAAAAGATCTTGAGGCGCACGTTGATTTATGCGCTGAAAGGTACAAAACGTTGCACAAAAAACTAGACAAACTCGACGACCGACTTACTGGTGTAGAAGAGCATATCATATACATACGGGCGAAGTTGTCTGAATTTAAAACCATGGGCGAAGTGGCCAGCAATGAATCCAACAAAACATTGATTGGTGTAATGACTGCTGTTGGCGCCGCATTGCTCGCAGGTTTAATTGCTACCATTGTTCAACTAACCATAAATTAATATGAAGATCATAGAATTAGTAAATAAAGTAAGCCTGCCTATTACAAACGAAGAGTCGGATGTATTAGGCCAATTCCAGGAAAAACCTGTAATTAGAAAAGCTGAACTAAACGAAAGACAACAAGAATTAGCAAACTCACTTGTTAATAAAGACATATTACTAAGACAAACAAATGAAGAAGGCAAGATCATCTACAAAAAACGAAAAGGCATTAGCTGATATAGTACTCAACTTGGGAGTTGCGTACATCAAACGATTTACAACCAAAGAACTTAATAAATTTAAAAACAAACCTGTAGTTATTCCAATTGGTAATTACAGGTTTTTTGTTGGGCCGTATGAAGTTAACGGCATACACAAACACTGCTGGGAAGTATCTATAGACAAGGAAGTAGTACACTGTTTCTTGTCAAGATTAAATGCTATACTATATTGCTTAACCTGTGTTAAAGATCGTTATTGGCAAAGTCGTGACATACTTGAATGGGATAATAAGCTAGGCCATTTGAACTTAGATTTAGAATATTACACAAGAAGCATAAAATCAGCACAGGATGCCAATGATCGCGAAAGAAAAGAAATAATGTTAAATAGATATATTGATGCTAAACAGCGACAAAAGCAAGCAGTAGACAAATTGAATAAAACAATAAAGTCGGCTAAATACATTAACTTTGGGAATATGAACAATGAGACTAACTGAAATGAACACCAAGCCGTCGGCGACTAAGATTAATAAAGTTATGGAAAGTCGTTTTGGCAACAAAATTGACTATAGCAAATTAGACTTTGGTAAAGCATACGGCCTTGCTAACGCTCTAACAGAAAGCCTTGACAAGATTAAAAACAGTCACGGTATACACAAAGCAGAAAAGAATCCAAAATACATGCACCTTTTAATGGTACGTGAGGGCATTCACAAGTGGATGGTTGAGAACAAAGAACAACTAATCCAAGAAAGTGAAATGGGTCGTAGCCAGGCTATACTAGCCGCTAAAGATATGGTTGACAGCGTACAGGACATGCTTGAGGATGTTAGCGAAATGGCTAACGAGCAGATGCCAGCACTACTTGACACAATCCGTGATCAAATTGGCATGACAGAAGCAGAAAACTTCAAGGCAAGTGTTGGTGGTATATTAGAATCACTCCAGGCTGCAATCAGTTCATCACGTGAGCAGATGGATAATGCGGCTCGTGCATTAGCAGGCGAAACAACAGAACAGCCAATGGACATGGCAGTAGGCAGTCCAGAAGCAGATATGGCTCCTCCAGTAGAAGCTGGCGAAGTTGAGGTTAGTGATGAGTTTGACGCTACAGAACCAGCCGCCGGTGACGATGTAGTTGGTAGAGAAAAGCGAGACTGATGAAGTTAAAGGAAGTTGTCGTTGAGAATGTTATAGACGACATGCTCGAGGAGGGTGGCGAAGAATACGAAAACGCCGCCTTGCTTACTATTCTAAATTACCTGCAAAACAGGGCCGCTGATACACACAAACAGCCTCGTATACGTGCAGACGCATTAATCAATTTGGTGCGTCAAGTAGGTTACCCTCAGTTTAACTTTGACACACTAGTAAACATTACCAAGAATAACGACAAGGTTGGAAGCATTATCAAAGACATCAAGGATGTTACAGTTAATGTAAAAGATGGTAAAGTAGATGTTGGCGGCGGCGGCGCAGAACTAGTTAAGTACGTATATATTAAACCTGTTAATGTAGACGATGAGAATATAGATACCGAACAAGATACTGCTCCAAAAACAGCACCAGAGAAAAAAGTT